CCATCTTCCTCAATCTTCCATTTCGCAGCATCAGTAAGCCCTGTTACATTAGCATTAGAGAACGCCTCTGTTACTTTCACTTTGGTAGTTGTAGCCGTGTTTGTAAGCACCCCAGTAGATACTGCCAATTTGATGATTGGGTTAATCTCATTGAATGAAAACTCATCACTTTCAAACACATTTTCTGATTTCTGCCAATAAATCATAGCATCAGGTAAGATGTCCACCTCTAATGTAGAACCTGATACTTCCGAAGTGGTTTTTAGTTTCTTAACTCCTACGAATAATTTACAAGCGAAGCCCATTAACTTACCATTTGCTTTAATTGCAAAAAGCGCTGAACCATCTTCAAAGATTGGCACAAAGCTGTAATTGTCGCTGTTGTCCAATTTTGCCAATTCGTTTTGGAAAGAAGAACCTTTATCAAAAGTAAATCTATACCCTTTTGTCCCAGGGATAGAACGGCTTCTCTCTTTTCTTACAGATGTGTTGTAATCTGCCTCTTGGTCGTTATCTTCCACATTGAAGAAAGATATTTTACCAATGAATTTATCCTCTTGGATAATCTTATCCAATGCTGTCTTATTGAAAGTCACAGGGTCTATTTCTACTCTTCTGTCAAGAAGTGCAAACCCTGTAACCAATTTCTCTCCACAAAATGCACCTCCAAGTCGTGCTATCATCTCTGCTGAACCGCAGAAGCTTTGTTTTAACATAAGTTTTTAAATTTTAAATGGTTTAACATTTACACATTCATTGTCTATATTCAGACTAATATCCAGCACTATCGCATCCCAAATGTCAGGCGTAGTGGTCGTTTGGCTTCCTCTCTTGTTTCCGTAGTCCCTCTCTCTACTTGCTAATTCTGAAATATCATTGAAAGGAAGTGAAATAAACGAGTAGTTATCCTCCTCAAAAGATACTCCGCTGGTCCTTCTTATCTTATCCAAGAATGAACCGAGCAAAGGCATTAACACTTCATCAAAGGTAGATTTGAACCTGTCCTTGTAAAAAGCATGTTCTGAACCTAATGTAATGAAGAAGAACCTCATACCTTTGAGTTTGGTTTTTTGTCCCTTTACATCGTGAACCACACTGTATCCTGTTTGCAGCCAAATGACAGGGTATTTCTGTTTCTTGCTTTGTAACAATTTCCAAAGTTCAAACAAATCAGCCTCGCCATAGTTTGCCGTGTATTCCTTGCCTTTGAAACTCACTTTAAAGGCATCTTCAAAAAGACTATACAGCAGTAAATTATGGTTTATCATCATAGCCCAAATTCATTTGTTATTTCTCCTCCGAATTTCAGATAATTAGCATCAAACAGAGGATAGTCCTCTACATTATCCAAAAGATACCTTACAAGCGAAACATAGCCACTTGTAGGCTTAAAACCGCGGTAGTCTATCCCTCTTCCTAAATTCCAATAAGGGTTTCCCTCCAATGTCAATCCACTTCTATCACTCCTTACTTCTCCGTATAACTGATAAATGAAATCGTTATATATCCTCGCCATTTTAGGAGAGATGCTTACCGCGGTGCCTACTTTTGTATCTATCATCGTTTGCCCAAAAGCCGTAGTTTGGGTTACATTGTGCAAATTATAGACTACATAGACTATATACGCCAGTAGTGATTCCTTTTTAGTTTCTTGGATTAAACCTTTCCAAACCAAAGTTTCCTCTCTGCCATTGACCTCACTTGTATAAGTCTTGCCGTGTAGCAAGTCCTTATAATTTTGTGGCAGGTTGGTAGAGTCTTCCTCGTATTTAGCCTTAAAATCAAGCCACATTTTGACACCAAAACTGAAAGACAAAACATCTTCCTCTACTTGGTTGATAAGCTCATCTAAATTCACCGCAGTGGTGTTTTCATCAGGATTTGGCTCATTCAGATTAGGAATAAGCAAATCGCCTTTAAAATATGTTTTGTCTATCAGCATTTAGTATCTATTTTTCAGCTTGTTCTGTGTCTTTACCCTCTTCTACATTTGCAGGTTTTTTACCTTTACTTTCTTTGTCTGTTGGCTCAAAAAGTTCAGCCTCTAAACCAGCCTGTATTACAGTCTCATCCAAAATGTCTAAAACTGCTCCTTTCTTATGGTCGCCCCATTCTCTTAACAATTTTACTTCCATATCTGTTTATGCTTTTGTAATTCCTGTTTTGATAGTAGCGATATCATCGTAGATGAATGCTTTTTCATCAAGTTTCTTCACGAATGCGTGGAATCTTGATTCTCCCAAGATGACAAACTGGTTCTTGATGAAATCATCATTTATCCATCCAATTCTCACTGTGTAAGAAAGGTAGTCAGTGATGTTATACTTGCTAAGGTCTCCCACGAAGATTTTACCTTGTGGAATAGACTCATCAGACTTGATAACCATTCCTCCGATTACCACTGTGTTGAACAGCGAAGCCGTTGGATACAATGGTCTTCCCTCGTTGTCTTTTGCTGCCACTAATTCCAAATAGAAGTCTGTTGGATTCACAAGCACCAAGTTCGCCATATATGGAGTTTCATCCTCAAAGTTGTGAGTAGTAGCGATGTCAGTCATTGCTGCATTTACTACATCCATAAAGTTAGGCTTTGTAACTTTTATTGACATAGGACCAGCAACGAATGCACGACCATATTTTGTTGCTCCTTTTGGATTTTCTCCTGCGCCATCACCGAACAAGATAGCCTTGTTTTTGAATAGGTCGTGTTTCTTTTTCAAGTAGTCTTTTGCTACGCCTTCCAATCCTTTGATGTCGTAAACAGATTCTTCTGTTAAGTGCATCCAAGCAGCGATTTTCTTTGGCTTCGCAAATTCTGTTGAAACCTTAAAGTCAATCTGTGGTTTTTTGTTCCCCTCTGCCACAAACTCGTAGTTTCCATCTTTTGGAACAACTTCTGTGTAAGCATAAACAGGTTGAGAAGTAGGTAACACAGTTACGAAGTTCTCAATATCCATTCCACGAAGATTAACATTAGAAACAGGCGCGATTTGTGTTCCTAAAATGTTAGGAGCTGTTCCCAATGTTACAGCGCCAGTAGTGATTGGAGCAACTTGTTTGAACTCAATCTCTACCACGCCAGTTTTAGACTCGTAAGCTTTTTTAATCGCTTCGTGGTTTTTCTTCACAGCTTCCAAGAACACATCCTCTGTAAGACCTCCTTGTGTAGCCTTAATTTCTTCCACGATTTTAAGCACATTGTCAATAGACTGCTGTGTTTCTTTCTCTTTTTCAGAGATAGTAGTTTCAAGCCCAGTTTTTAGGCTTTTCAATTCCTCTGCTCTTTGGTTTGCTTCAAAAGTTTCTTTGTCAGCGAAATACTTTTCTTTTTCCTCATCCGACATCTTCGCAATTTCTGCTAATGTTTTCTTTTCAAAATTCATCTTGTAAATTTTTTAAAGGGTTACTAAATAATTTTCAATCACACTTTTAGGAGTGGAATTATCCGAGTCCTCTTTTGCAGTAGAAGTGTCAGTGACGGGTTCTACAAATATCGTTGGAGTGGCGAAGTTGCTGCCTTTTACAACAGCACTGCCCTCTATTATCTTTTGTTCTGTTACAGCCCAGAAGTAGCTGTATTCATCTACATCTTCCTTATTTACAATATCATTGTAATACTTATCCCAAACTGCCTTTTCTTCGGCATCCCATTCAGCCTCTGAATTGATAGCGAGTTCCAGCTGAATGTAGCGAAGCCCTGCCGAATGTTCTTTTACATAGCCTTTGGCATATTGTCCGAACATATAAGGGTTTCTTTCCTTTTTCAGTGTGGCGTAGAATACCAAGCACTCTGTTTCTCCAAGGTAATTAAAGCCTAAATCTTTCCAGTTGAATTTCTCTACCCTTACTTCCACTTCATCACTGATGATGTTTTCAAAATTCATCTTGTGTTCTTTCAGCAGGTAGATATTCTTGGAGTTTTTGGCTGTTCTGTTCCAGCTTCCGTTGATGGAAACATCTCCGTGGGAATCATAAATGTTGGTAGAGTTAATAACCGCCTTTATTCTGATAGTATTTACATCATCAGGCGACACTCCTGCCTTTTGCGTTTTCTTTCGCGGTAAACGAGCGAAAGAAAACGCAAAAGG